GAGCGTCAGATTCCGGTTCTGAAGGTCGTGCGTTTGAATCGCACCGGGGTCACATAGTAAAATCGCAATTATCTTATTATTAGATAGTTGCGATTTTGTGTTATATACTGTTGCACAACATTCGCACAACATCTCGGTATGTGGAGAGATTTATTAATAAAATAAAAGCCCGTTTTTTAGACAGGCTTATATTAAAGGGAGGCTTTTTATGGCTACTTATCTAAAGAAAACTCATAGGTGATTTCGGTTATATCTTTATTGAATAAGTACATTGAACTAGTTAGGATTTTCCCTCCTAGTTTATTGTTACCTCTAAATGTGAACTTAGTTTTATATCCATTAAATTCTCCTTTATATGCTTCTTCTTTTTTATCATATAAATTTTGTAGGCTATCTCTAATCTGCTCCAGTATCGGAATACTATCTGCCATTACTTTAGTCCTTGCTCCGTAAAGTAAAGGGAAGTCTTTATCTACTGAATACTCTGAGATTTTACTTTTGGTTTTTGAAATTTGATCATCAAGACTTTTAGCTTCTTCACTATGCATAAATAAAGTGAATACGGAATCAACTTTAGACATTTCTACAAACTCGTAACTATTCCAGTCATTCATCGTAGTTTTTAGTTTGGCTTCGATAAGCTCTCTTGCTTTGTCTTCATTTGATTTTTCACACGAACAAAGTGCAATAACTGCACATACTAATAAAATGATTTTTTTCATAGTTATTCTTTGTTTTCGTATATATCTATAATTTTAAAATAATCGTCTGTATATTGATATAGATCATCAAGACTTTCAATAATATGTTTTATGTCTTTTTTATTTTCATCTATTGTTGCAACATATTTAGTTGCTGTATTAAAATACATGCGGCATATTGGTTTACGATTGTTGTCATCTAGTAGTACACTAAAATATGTTTGAGCATCTCTATAGACTATTCGTGAAATATCAACTTTTTGTCGGCATATTGCCTTAATGATGCGATAAGCATCTAGTTCTTCTTCAGTAGTAACGATTTTCGAGTCGGATAAAACAGTTTCTTCTGTTTTTATTTCCGAGGGTTCATTTGAAACTTTGTTAGTTTCTGCTTCTTTGTTGTCATTTACTGTTAATGCCCCTTTTAAACGCTCATTAATAATGTCATTAACATGCGATGTTATAGCTCGTTTTACCAAGGGTGTGAATTGGTCTATTATGTTTTGAAGCATTCTGCCATCGTAAACTTTTGTAGCAAACATTTTAACGAAATCAGAACTAGGTGAGGAAAACTCATTTTGTATGATGGTTTTTAATTCACCCATGTACTTTAACTCACTAGCAGAATTTAGAATACTGTTTACGTCAAAATATGATTTATGGAATTTTTTTAGTTCCTCGATTTGGTTATCTCTAATATCTGTAATATCTACTTCTAAGAATGGTTTCTCATCCATTTTATTAGGTTCTTTCAAATCCGTGTAGAATCTGTAAATAATTCCATTCGTTAGTAGTCCGAATTTTGCTTTAGAAACATTGAAATAACGTATTAGTTGATTATCATGAAGGTTAAGATCTTGTTTCCAGTGCTTACATTCAATTAATAAGATTGGCTCATCGTCTTTCATGATAGCATAGTCTATTTTCTCTCCTTTTTTCATACCAATGTCACAGGTCATTTCAGGGAGTACTTCCAAAGGATTGAATACATCATAGCCTAATGCGTTGATAAAAGGCATAATAAAGGCATTTTTAGTTGCTTCCTCTGTTTGAATATTGTCTTTCAATTTTGAAACTCGCTCAGCGAGTTGTTTAATAGCATCTTTAAAGTCCATAGTATTAATTGCTTATGATTTAAAAGTTTATTTCTTCTAAGTTGTTTAAAATGCAGTTGATGTTTTTTGTACAATATTAAAAATCCGACATACGTCTTTTAAATTAATGGTAAAATTCGAATATTCAGGTGATGGATTCAATGAATGACACGTAATATCTCCTGTTTCGATATTGTGATCTATTATCTCTTTGCATAATATTGTGTCATTTAATACTATAATCCAGAATGGATACTGATTATAGTGTAAACTAGTTGTCCAGTGTACTTTGTCAAGTTCTCTAGCTAATACTAAATCCCCATGAGAAAAGCTTCTTTTGCTATCATCGTCCATGCTATCTCCTTTAATTTCAAAAGCCATATAATTTCCATGACCTATCTTATCCACAATAAATTCTACTTCATCCCATGAATCACGCTCTTGTTGGATAGGTTCACATGTTTCACTTATATATCTAGCATAAGCATTAAAAGGAACAAGTGGAACCCGCATGCGATATTTACTACTACTTAACTCAAAATATTTAATACCAGAACTTGTTTCGAGATATACATCACTTCCTCTAGTTTTTATAGTTAAAGCCCCATGTTTAGCATTATCTTCTATTTGTTTTAGCATTTCGCCCTCACCAGTAATTAGCCAGTTATAATTGAATACATTATTATAAGAGTCATTAAAACGCTCCAAGAAACTTTTAGTGAGATATTTCTCATCTCCATTAAAAGCACGTGAAATATTCGTTTTACTAATTCCCATCTTATTAGCTACGTCCTGCTGAGTATGGGCTTCTCCATTACTTCTTAAATACTCAAAAGCTTTTTTTATTATTTCTTTTTTCATTTATACCAACGAATGTTAGTGTTAAATAACGTTTAAATACTGACAAAAGTTTGTATAATGCTTGCAGTACTAATTTAAGTTAGTATCTTTGCAACATCAAACAACATCCAACACCACAAAGGTGCAAAGTTTGAGCGAGAAAAGCAAATTTTTTACATAACTAAAAATAGGTAAGACGATGAACGCATTTACATTTTTGACAGAAAACGGAAAATTCAATAACAGTGAGATAATGAAACACGCTCACATCTTGAAAGCGTATCGTCGTATCTCTTTGAGTGAAGCCTTGAAACAGGCTTGGTTTCTGGCAAAGAGACAGCAAAGAGAATACAGAGAGATTGAAGAGGAAAAGAAGTCTTTCAAGCCGGCATTCAATGCAAGCAAGGGAAACGTATTGAAAGCGTTCTTTGCCGGAAATCATGCTGATTATGTAAATCGTGATAGTTCATGGAGGTAATTATGAATACAGAACAGATTAACGACAAATTGGCTTTCCTTCATCAATACGTGAAGGATTTGGAGGGAAGAGACGAAAAGACCGTTCAGTTATTGACCTCTTTTAATAAGCCAAAGGAATGGATTATGAATTACCTCTTCAATTTGGTTAGTGAATACGAATCCCTGTTAGGTTAGAATCTACGAAAGAAGCGAGCGAAACGCTTTCGGGGAGCATTGATTAGTTCTTTGACATATTGGTTCATACGAAAAGAAATTCAACCGTAGCAGAAATGCCGAGACCGGGTTGAAGGTTCGAATTAGTAGCGCATATCACTTGGAAGTCCGAAAAAACGTCTTTATCAGTAAGCATATAGCAGTTAGGCGAGCTATAACGCTATCTAAGTGATTCAACATATAGCCCGTACAGACAGTTGCACTGTTTGCGTGATGTCTTGATCGGATCAAGGTACGGGCGCAAACTTTTAATCCAAATAGTTATGTTTAATATTATAAGAAAACACAGAGAAAAGAAATTAAGAGAAAGGTGTATTAAATATGCATTAAGAATCTCTAATGTGTATACAACTCATTCTTTAATTGATGCGGCAGATAATATTTATAATTATATCAGTAGGCATGAAAGACAATGATGATGTTATTATCATACATATAAAAATAATCATTTTTATATTGGGTTTTATAGCGGGTATATTATTAGGCAAATAATATTTTAATGGTTTTTACTATGTGGGTGTACAGTCTGCGAAGATAGTACACCTTTATTCGTTTGAATTTCGATAAGTCCTGTATCTGACGTGGTACAGGCAAATGGATAAGTGGCGGAATTGGTAGACGCTTAGTTTGATAATACGGCTGACTAGCCTCGAAGCAAGAAAGACGATCGGGGAAGTCAGAACCACAATTGAAACGTACAAACGAAATCTTGCAAATCCCGGTTCAACTCCGGGCTTATCCACAAATAATCAAATAATTAATCTTATGGCAAATAAAAGACTAGAAGTAATCACGGAAAATGTGCTTCGTACTAGAGGGATAAAAGTATCAAAATACCCAGAAAGTGTTTCTAATGGACTTGATGAAATGGAAATTGGGCAAGTTTTTGGTTTCTTACCTAAAAATCCCAATGTACTGAACTCTACAATTAGTAGAAAAAGAAGAGCCTCGTGGAATTGTAAAGAATGGGATGTATTAGGAATAGATCCATTAAATAAAATCTGTTTTGTTAAACGTACATTGTAATGGAACCTTTATCTCAATGTGAGTACCAAGTAGCCCATGAAGTAGCAAAAGGTCATACTCCTGATGAAATAGCGGATTTACTTAAAAAGTCGGTTTGGACGATAAAAGCGCAAATACGGGACATTCATAAGAAACTAGGCATTAATAACAATGTCGAGCTTACTTTATATATGCTATGTGATAGGGCAAAAAGAAATTTCGATCTGAAAGAAATACGAAAGCATGGAATTGAATTTTTCTTCTCTGTATGGTTCTTCATTTTAGCTATAACTCCTAATTTCCAAATGGATATGAGAAGGTTAAGAATGCGTTCCAGTGCTCGAATATCGGCAAGGGCTGTTCGACCTAAAAGAGATAGTTATTTGATGTTCGCTGCCTAATATTAACTATAAAAATATGTTCTATGAAAACAATTCATAAAATACAGAATATAATTGCGGTCATTGCTTTAGGAATGTCTATGCATTTAGCAACGCAATTGGAAATAACTACCAAAGAGACTATATCAGCCGCTATAATGGTAGTTCTCACTATAGTAATGCTACTAGAAAGAAATTATAAAGAAGTTCAACAAAAATAATAGGAGGAATTATGGGAATTACAGAAATATTGGATAGTGGCGCAGATGTTACTTTAAAAATTAAAAGTAAAGACTTAAAAGATTTTGCGGATCATTTGATTGAAAAATCAATAAAAGGGGTCAAAGAATCATTTGTTAGACCGGAAGAGAGATATTTAACGATAAAAGAAGTTGCTGAAAAACTTCATGTTGATCCATCAACTTTATGGAGTTGGGATAAAAAAGGTTATCTCCGTAAAATAGAGGTTGGAGGGAAAAGATTATATCGTGAAAGTGACGTAGAAGCAATTCTAAATCGCAAATAACCATTCTAATCCTAGTGTCCGTTGATTCGGTATCTAGGAATAAAATTTTGTCATTTAAATTCGATTTTGGAAGCGTCGGTTCGTGAGGATAGGCGCTTTATTTATTTCGATTAACCACTTTGAATAATATAAGATATGGGACTTATTAAGAAACCTAACGAGCTGACCGTTAAGACTACATTGTCAGCACTGATTTATGGCCAACCAGGTATGGGTAAAACAACACTTGCATTAAGTGCTCCTAATCCTGTATTGTTTGATTACGACGGTGGTATTCACCGTGTAAATGCAGCTCATCGTGTCCCTACTGTCCAAATAACCAGTTGGGAAGAAACGAATGAAGTATTATCCTCCGAGGAAATAGAAGAATTCGATACTATTGTTATTGATACAGCGGGCAAAATGCTTTCTTTCATGGATAAATTCATTATACAAACCAATCCTAAGATGCGCAAGAATGACGGTACGTTATCTCTACAAGGGTATGGAGTTCGGAAAAATATGTTCATTAATTTTGTGAATCAGGTTTCTCTTATGGGAAAATCTGTGATATTCGTAGCTCATGAACGTGAAGAAAAGAATGGGGATGATAAACAGATTCGTCCAGAAATTGGTGGTTCATCTGCAGGAGATTTAATAAAAGAACTTGATCTGGTCGGGTATATGGAAGCTATAGGAAAAGATCGAACTATATCTTTTGATCCATGTGAAAAGTTTTATGGTAAAAATACTTGTAATCTTCCATCACGTATAAAAATACCTGTCATTATTGATTCTTCCGGGCAAATAACAGGAAAGAATGATTTTATGACAAATGTTATTCTTACATATAAGGAGTATCAAGCAAAACAAACTGAATTATCATCTGTATATGATACAGTGGTTGATGCAATCCGTGATACTGTGGAGCAGGTTACAGACCAGGTTTCCGCCAATGAAGCCAGAACGGCTATCTTAAATATGACACATGTCTTTGATAGTAAATTACGTGGTAGTATCCTACTTAATGAAAAATGTAAGAAACTAGGTTTGAAATTTAACAAAGCATCGAATCTATATGAACCTGCGGCCTAAGTATAAACTATATCCGACGCTACTTGATAAATTCACTCAATATCTAAGAGTAGACGAACAAGTTGAAAGTTTTTGGAATATTGATGCTGAAACAGGAGAATATAAGAAGAGCCCGGAACAGATAGAGGAAGAACTAAAACAAAGCCTATTAGATGCCATAAATCGTGTTCCCTTTGAAAGTGAAGCATCAGATAAGGGTACGGCTTTTAATGCCATCATAGATTGTTATATTCATAAGAAAAACCATATTCCTAATGAACGTGAGCCATATACTATAATTGGAGATAAAGAAACCAATATTATTCAGGTTGATTTTCCTGCCACAGATATATCTCCAGAAAGACATTTCCTCTTTGATAGGATCTGGTGTATTGAACAGTCGGAATATTTTGCTAACGCCTTGTCTCAAGTATTGGTTTCTGCAATACTTCCCACCTGTTATGGAGAAGTGGAATTATATGGATATATAGATGAGTTAATAAGGGATGTTGTTTATGATATTAAATCTACCTCTAATTATCAATTTGGAAAGTATGAACATGGATGGCAAAGACATGTATATCCCTATTGTTTAATTGCATCCGGTCAAATGGATAATATTAAGGCTTTTGAATATACTGCTTTCCATTTAAAAGGCGGAACTAGTCGGAATCCCCTGATAACAGGTGTTCGTTATCCTGAATATTATACATATAATCATGAGCAGACAGTTAAGTTGCTTACCGCTCATGTTGAACGGTTTATAGAATTCATAGAGGAAAATCGGGAATATATTATAGATAAAAAAATATTTGGTTTGGAATGATTTTCGATTTGAAGAATGAATATCAAATACCCAAGTTCAAAGAGTATGTAAACAAGCTGTTTAGTGAACGTGCGGTGGTGGAAGTGAAAAAGAAACTTCCTAACCGCACGCTTGCCCAAAACAGCTACTTACATCTTCTTTTAGGATATTTCGGTAGTGAGTACGGTTGTAGCCTTGACGAAGCCAAAATTGACTTCTATAAGAGAACTTGCAACCGTGATTTGTTTGAACGCAAAACGATCAACAAGAAAGGTGAAGAAGTAACTTATTTACGCAGTTCGGCAGAACTGACAACAGGGGAAATGACTTTATCTATTGAGCGTTTTCGTAATTGGAGCACGGCACAGGCAGATATTTATCTACCGGCTGCTAATGAACATCAAATGTTGGTATATGCCCAGCAAGAAATTGAACGTAACAAAGAATTTATTTAATCATTTTATTTTATGGACAAATTTTTAGGTCAAGAAATCCCCGAAAAGGATAGATGGCAGTTCTTACAGGACAATGCCGATGCAGTGGAAGAGATTGGCTATACTCATCGCTTTACACCGGATGAATTAGCGCAAAAGAAAGAATCTCTTGCTGAAACCTCAATTCAAATTAATGATATTGAGATAGAGAAAAAAGAAGCAATGGAAGCATTTAAGGCAGAGTTAAAGCCTTTGAATGAAAGGAAACAGGAACTTCTTGAAAATATAAAGAAAGGCTCTGAATATGTTGAAAATGAAGAGTGTGTAAAAATTCTCTATCATGAAGAAAAGATGGCCGGGTATTACAACAAACTTGGTGAGCTGGTTTATTCCCGTCCTATCATGCCGCAGGAAATGCAAAGAACTATTTTTAATATTAACCGTAAAACAGGAACAGAATCATGAGCGAAAACAAATTAAACGTGGTTGTACCGAAAGATTATAATGGTACGCCTATTGAAGTAGTATTGAGAGAGGGAACAGCCCCCGAACAACTGGAGATAAAAGAGCCGGAAAGGGTTATGATAGACGGGACGATTGATGCGCCTTACAGATGGTTAGAGAAACGTATTGATTTAATCAACCAAAAGTCTTCCAATATTATCGTGAATCGTGACAAGATGGGGATGATTTTAACGATTAACGAAACAAATTATTACCAAGATGCCATCACCGGTGTACTTCAGCCGTCCAAAGAGATGGTAGAGTTCGGCATTAATACCGATAAGAAATGGGAACCTATCAAATTATCGCAGTTTTTGAAGATGCACCGAGCTTTCTTTACTGACAAGTCGCAGAACATGATGCTTGTTTCTACTTTGAAGAACTTCAAGGCAAAAGTAAACCAAGACATCGAACGCAGTAAGGAGGAAAATGGCAGTAAGGTGGATAACTACTCACAGGTGGTTGATTCCAACCTTCCAAAATCTTTCAAACTAAACATCCCTCTTTTCAAAGGTTTTGCCTGTGAAGAGATAGAAGTCGAAATTTACGCTGATGTGGACGGTCGGGATGTTTCTTTATCTCTTGTGTCTGCCGGTGCGAATGAGGCCATCGAGGAATACAAGAATAAAGTCATTGATGAACAATTGGAGCAGATCAAACAGATTGCACCGGATATTGTAATTATAGAAGTATAAGATGGTTGGTGGTATGGCGGAATTGGTAGACGCTGACAACTCTTAGTAGACTTGGTTATGATGTCATGAAAACTGGGCATCATTGTAAAACGAACCAATCCAGTGTTACACGGAAGATGTAGAAGATTGCCAAGCATTGCAGGTTCGAATCCTGCTACCACCACAAACTAAAATTATAAACAATGCCGTATTACATTAAACGAACCAAAGCTAAGAAAAAAGACAAGCCTTTACCTCTGTTTGATAAAGCAGGGGTAACAGTAAAGAAAAAGCCGGATTTGAAAGCTAAACTCGACAAGGAGTTTTCCCTTTTCATCCGGCTTCGTGATTGTATGCCGAACGGATATTTTCGCTGTATCAGTTGCGGACAGATAAAGCCGTTTACACAAGCAGACTGCGGGCACTATTTCAGTCGTACACATTTGGCAACACGGTTTGATGAGAATAATTGCCATGCCGAATGCCGGCACTGCAACAGGTTCAAAGCCGATCATTTGGAAGGCTATCGGGTGAATCTGATAGCCAAAATCGGGCAACAGAAATTTGACTTGCTGAAAGTGAAAGCTGATGGTACTTCCAAAATGACTGATTTTGAGTACGAACAGCTAATCAAGTATTACAAAGCACTTAATAAGAAGTTACGAAAGGAGAAAGGGGTATGAATGATTTGGAAGCAGGAACATTTGTCATGATGGTCAAGAATAATGATGGTTCATTCTCTCCGGTTGGATTAAGTAAGGAACAGGCTTATATAATCCGGACATTTCTTTCCAAACTTAGTGAGGATTCCCCTTTTATCATTAAATCAGAAGATAGATATGTACAAACTACGTGATTACCAACAGAAAGCCTCTGATGCTGCCGTTTCTTTCTTCAATAACAGGGCGAAGAAGACGAATGCTATCATGGTTCTGCCTACGGGGAGTGGAAAGAGCCTTATCATAGCGGATATAGCCGCAAGGCTTGACGGTCATACATTGGTTTTTCAGCCCTCAAAAGAAATTTTAGAGCAAAACTTCAAAAAACTCTGCTCATACGGCATTCTTGATTGCAGTATCTATTCAGCATCCTTTAACTCAAAGGAGATAAGCCGGATAACATTTGCCACCATCGGCAGTGTGAAGAATCATCCTGAACTGTTCACCCACTTCAAGAACATCATCGTGGACGAATGTCACCTTGTTAACCCTAAAGAGGGAATGTACAAGGATTTCTTCGATGCGGTGAAGTGTAAGGTTCTTGGACTGACAGCTACACCGTATCGTTTAAGTTCCAGCCGTGACTTTGGTTCTATGCTGAAATTCATCACCCGGACAAAGCCTCATGTTTTTTCAGAGGTCATTTACCATGTACAGGTATCAACCCTATTAGATATGGGCTACTTGGCGAAGCTAAACTATTATCCGATGAATCCTTCAGGATGGAATGAACTTAACCTGAAAGTAAATACCACCGGTGCAGACTATACGGATAAATCAGTTCAACGAGAATATGAACGGATAGACTTCTACGGTTATCTCGTTCATATCGTCCAAAGACTGATGAATCCCAAAGCAGGTGGTAAGAGAAAAGGCATTTTAGTATTTACTCGGTTCTTGAAAGAAGCAGAGCGGTTGACCTATTCAATACCTGGTTGCGCTATTGTATCCGGTGATACTCCAAAAGCAACTCGTGAAATGATTCTCCAACATTTCAAAACTGGGGAAATACCAGTAGTGGCGAATGTCGGGGTATTGACTACGGGTTTTGATTATCCAGAACTTGACACTGTTGTTATGGCACGTCCTACGATGTCACTTGCTATGTGGTATCAGATAGTCGGTCGGGCTATTCGCCCCCACCCTTCCAAAGAATGTGGCTGGATTGTAGATTTATGCGGTAACATCAAACGTTTTGGCGAAGTCTCTGATTTACGGTTGTTTGATAGCGGTAATGGTAAATGGGTAGTTTGCTCTAAAGGAAGACAATTAACAAACGTGAGATTCTAACTATGGACGAAGGATTTTTGAGGCTAAGCCGCAGGTTTTTCTCGAATGAAATGTGGAAGGTAGCCCGTGAGTTTTCGGAGTGCGAAGCGTGGCTTGACTTGATTCAGTCAGCACGATTTGAGGCAACCGACAAGGCGTACAGCGAACTCATCGGAGGTCGGGAAATCTCTTATACAAGAGGTCAATATCCAGCATCCATATCGTTTTTGATGAAGCGTTGGCAATGGTCTGAAAAGAAAGTACGCTATTTCCTTGCCAAACTGAAAAAGAGAGGTATGATAACGACTTGTAACAAACAAGGCATGACTGTGATAACTTTATGCAACTATGATGAGTATAATCCTGTCAAAGGCAAGGATGAGGACATAGGTAGGGGCATAGATAACAACAAAGAAATCAGTGAGTTAAACAATGCTTTGGGCGAGCTAAGGGCAGAGCTAAGGGCAACTGCTGAAAAAATGGCTAAAAAAATGGAAGAATTGGGGCAGGCTAGGGGCAATAAGAAGAAGAAAGATAAAGAAATAGATAATAATAATCCCCCCATACCCCCCGAGGGGGAGGGGATAAATATAAAATCTCGTTCTGTTTTTGAATCTTATGTGAAATCGACTTTTGACACAGATTACTATTGGACCGAGAAAGACGCTGGATCAATGAGTAAACTTCTTAAGAAGATTAGTTTTTCCCGGAATCAGAAAGGTATGCCTGTTGATGATGATTCTCTATTGTACGCTCTTCAAAGTTTGTTATCATCAATACACGATGATTGGATATTGAAGAATTTTAGCGTAGCTATAATTAACTCAAAATATAACGAAATTGTAAATCAAGCAAGAAATGGAAACAAGGATAAGACCGGTAACTCCGATTCCGATAGGAAAGCTGTTATCCGCACAACTGCCACCTACAACATTGATAAATGACAAGAAGAGACGAGCGGAAGTGTTTGCTGAATGCTGCCGCTTTGTTTGTCCGGGATTTAAAGTTGAAGGGGCTTTTAGAAAGATAATGAATGATATATTTCTCTATGCAGAAGGTGATTCGGGGGCTGGGAAAGGCCTTTTGCTAACAGGAGATTACGGGACCGGTAAATCAACTATAATGCAAATTCTAAATAAATACTTATGGTTTATTGGAGGACGTGATGCCGGGGATTATCCCATTGGAGGATTCAGAATTGATTCCGCCTCTTATGTTGCTACTGGGTTTTCGATGAAAGGACGGGATTATTTGGAGCTGTATACTTACAATGGTGGAATCCCTAGGACGATCTGTTTTGATGAATTAGGGAGGGAACCTATTCCTTCTAAGCATTTTGGTACGGAGTTGAATGTTATGCAGTATATCCTTCAATGTCGATATGAATTGAGATATGAGTGTAAAACTCATATAACGACCAATCTTTCTATAGAAGAGATTCAGGATCGATATGGTGCATATATCGCTGATCGCATTAATGAAATGTTTAATGTAATCGAATTGAAAGGATCTTCCCGCAGATGAGAATACTCCTAAACATCCTCCTTCTCCTAGGAGTGAACATCTTATTTTACCTGGTGGTGTATGCGATAGCAGACTACCTGATGGATAATATTAATTAAACCTTGCAAGTTCTTGAAGAATTATCAAGGATTTGCGTAAAACAAATTAAATATGAGCACTTTTGTAAAACATTTCAACAAGAAAATACCTCACAGGTGGTATAAGGAAGGAAAGAAGATATTTCAACTAACCCCTGAAGGTATGTTTGATAAAGAATCTCGATATTTTCATTGTGAATATATCGAAAATAACTATAAGAGAGGATGTTACATTATAGGATTTAATCTTTATGATGATATGATCCAAATAACAGAGGATGAGTGGGAGAACGCTTTGAAAAATTGTATAAACCCATATTAAAGACAAAAGAGATATGAAGAAATATAGAGTGTATGACTGTTACGGACACAACGTAGCTGTATTTTTTGAAGAAAAAGATGCATCAGACTATTGTAATTGGAAAAACTCTTATAAAGGATGGAAATACTACACGTATGAACCTGCAATTGATTAACGTAAAACAAATTAGAAAGGAACATCTATGCTTAAAACAGACAACTTCTTTGTTCAATTTGAAATAGACAACGTTTTATTCACGGAGACCTTCAGATTAGCTTACCGGACAGAGGAATATAAAAAATATTGGCTTGATGGCATTCTCGACAAATCGCATTGTCATTATCAACAAGCTCAAATGGAAGCTGCAAAGGCTTTGGGTGAGCGTAAGAGATGGATTAAGATAGTTACTCTGTTTAAAACAGTAGAAGGTTAACGTAAAACAAAATAGAAAGGGACATTATGGAAATAATCAAACTAACGAAGAAAGAAGAGGAATGGATTAAGGAGCTGAAGAAGGTAATCCGAAAGAAACCTAAGAATCTGATTCTCTTTGCTGATGGAAATTTAAATATCTTGAAACTTGATAAGGATGATAATGATGGAGTGGGCGAAAATGGAAGAATGAAAAGTGATAGAATAGTAGAAATTATTCTTAATGCCTGTGATGGAGGTGTATTTTAATTAGAGTAAAACAATTTAGAAATGAGCAAATACAGTGAATACCATTACGCCTTTACCTCTACAGTAGCCCATCTGCGGAAGATAAACCAAGTTCTTACTCTTTTGAAAAACGAAAAATGATCTAATCATGACCCGCAATCAATTTATTCATTACTCCTATCGACATAGTGAGATCATTATCTGGCATCAAAAGCACCCAGAAGTAGATATTGAATGTATGCTGATAGGGGTAGATTTCGATCACGAATTATTTCATCTTGTTCCTATCGACTTAGATTATTACGAAGATAGATCGTATTGGCTTCCTTATACATCATGCGACAAACAGTTTAAGAAGCCTAAGATGAAAGTGGTAAGGAGTGATAGAACAATAGTAACTAAATAACTAAAACAGAAATGAATATAGATAAATTTATTAATAGTACTATCAAAAGCTATGATGAATATCGAAAGAATTGTGACATTATAGCTAAGGAGGCACAAAGATATATCGACTTTGACAATTTCGTTTCTTGCGAATATATCAATGGCGTAGGACTTAGTATATTGGTAACGTTACCTGAAACAGATGATTATACTATTTCTGAATGTGTATGTCCTGTAGTAGGGTTCTTTGAATATGCCAAAGGTAAGGACAAACTATCAGTGGATGACATTAAAAAACTATCATTATGAAACAGACATTAGAAACGGCAGCAATAAATGAATTGTTTTTCAGTTATGCTTGTACGTCAAGAAATCTATCATTTGCCGGGCTTGTATATGACAGAAACGCAATGCTAAATATGTTCCGAAAAGGTGCTGAATGGCATGCAAAGCAATCCCCGTGGATAAGTGTAGAAGAACGATTGCCGGAAACAAATGATGGACAATCTTTATATGAGGTCATCGTAGTTACTTCCGATAGAAGATTCTTAGTTGTAATCAATACAGAAGTAGAACATCTTGTTGGGCTTTTGGGAGTTACCCACTGGATGCCTATTCCCTCTTTCGATGAAATACTGGAAGCCAACAGAGATGTATTAGAACGGATTAAGGAGAAAGGAGATTGATTATGTATGTAGCAAGAGACAAATGTGGGGATTTATGCCTTTTCACTGGACGACCCGTAAAGATTGATGAATATTGGCAACCAACAAAACATTGCTTTGATTGGATTAGGCTTGATTCTGAACTGTTTCCCGAAGTAAAATGGGAAGATGAAGAGCCGACAGAAGTTGAATTGGTAAAGAAGGAATAATAACTATGGGATTTACAACAGCAGCGTTTATTAGACGCAATACACCGGAGCTTAGGAAGAAGTTGGAGGAGTTGGGATATAAAAAGTATGGCAACCCTTTTCAAATAACTGATGATAGCAAATTAATTACAACCCTTGACGGTGAATATGTTCCTTATAATGTACCACTAGACGATAGTTTTATTGACTGCGGAACAAATGAAGAACTTTTCTTGGCAATAGCTGCATTGAGAGACGATACTGACGATTCACAATGGTTTGTATATCCTCCTGAAAATAGTTGGTTTATATGCGTTGACGATGACATCAATTATGCACGAGAAAATATTAGAGAGAGTGTACAGGCAGCATGGTTTCATTGTAGTCATAAGGCTACCGTAGAAGAGCTAATCAAACACTTTAAAGAAAAGGAGGAATAAAATGGAAGATAAACTTATAACGATAAACACTTTGAATATATTATTGCAAAAAGGCTTTAACTATTATCATTTCCCAACACAATCATTAGCCCAGAAATGGCTTCGTGAAACAAATAACCTACATATTTCCATCATTAGAAACGCTTGCGGTTATAGCTATGATATATGCAAAGCTGACAATGGAACTCATATAACCGATGGAATATTTAAAGGTCCTAACGATGGTGGTCAGTGGGACACCTACGAAGAAGCATTGGAAGCTGGAATACAGAAAGCAATTGAACTAATATAAAATACAAAATTATGAAACCATTTGATTTAGAAAAAGCAAAAGCAGGTGCGCCTCTATGCACAAGAGAAGGATTTAGAGCTAGAATTATATGTTTTGATGCAGATAACGATAGATTCCCTATTGTTGCTCTACTTAAAAGCGATAATGGCAAAGAATATCCCGCTTCTTTTACTAAAGAAGGACGATTTTCTGATGGGGAAGTAGACTCCTCAAATGATTTATTAATGGAGGGAATAAAGAAAGAAGGATGGATAAATATATATGAAGCATTGAAAGAAAGATGTATTGGAGCGGTTTACAACTCAAAAGAAGCAGCCATGCGTATGAAAGTTAACGACCAAGGTGTTACATACATAACTACAGTTAGAGTAGAATGGGAGGAATAATCATGAAGAAAATAATGTTTAACGATAAATTTGGCTTAACTCAAGCCGTATTGTATGGTCGAAAGACTATGACGAGACGTATTTCGGAAGACCAAATACGCAACAGCATCTTTTGTAAGAGTGGTTATGAAAGCATACATGGGTATGAAATAAAGCCTAAATACAAGGTTGGTGAAGTCGTTGCCATTGCGCAAAGTTATGAAAGCGTTTATAATGAGAAAGGGCTTGAAACTATGGATATGCTTGTTTCGGGGCTTAAAAACCATAAAGGATGGCAAAATAAGCTTTTTGTCGCGGCAGGTTATATGATTCACCACATCCGCATTACAGACATCAAGATTGAACGCTTACAGGATATATCAGATGAAGATTGCCTAAAAGAAGGAATTTATAGGCTTGATTCTGCAAATGGAAATGGCGGTATTGCCTATTCTTTCGTCGGTGCTTCCGATAAAAAACATATCGGACTATATAATACTCCTCGTGATGCTTTTGAAGTTTTGATAGACAAAGTTTCCGGCAAAGGCACATGGGAAAGTAATCCGTTTGTATTTTGTTACGAATTTGTGTTAGTTGACTAAGGGAGGAATAGCAATGCCAATAAGCGAAGTATATAATATAGACCGAATGGATTTCTTAAAGAAATTTCCAGATAACTTCTTTGATCTTATAATTGATGATCCTCCCTATGGAATTGGAGAAGACGGTTCAAAGAATAACTCCCGAAGTAAAATTACAACCTCAAAGTCGTATATTCCTTATTCAGGAAATGATAATGAGCCACCGTCTAAAGAATATTTTCAAGAACTCATTCGAGTTTCTAAAAATCAAATAATTTTTGGAGCAAATCATTTTATAAGTCGCATTCCGATTGATAGTCATTGTTGGATAGTTTGGGATAAAGATAATGGAGCAAATGATTTTGCAGACTGTGAACTTGCTTGGACATCTTTTCAAACGGCTGTCAGAAAATTTAAGTATAGATGGCACGGTATGCTTCAGGAGAATATGAAAAACAAAGAAGTTCGTATACACCCAAATCAAAAGCCGGTTGCATTGTATGGCTGGTTGCTTAACAATTATGCAAAACCCGGTTGTAAGATTGGAAGTCCCCACATGGGGAGTCAGAGCGATAGAATTGCAGCGTATAAACTTGGCTTTGATTTTTGGGGATGTGATAAAGACGAACACTACTTCATAAGTGGAGATGAAAGATTTCGCTCCGAATGCTTTGGAGAAACTAAAACGAGTAAAGGAATATTAATTCAGCCAAGTTTATTTGGCGTATAGATTTAGTGTTATGAACCAAGCAGACAGCAACCTACTGGCGGAATGTATGAAGGAAGCTGGTAGGTTACTGAAATAGTTACTTCAATAGTTTTGTGTGCTACTATAAGCCCTATTAGGGCTTTATTCGGTATTTTTAGTTTGTGAAATGGATAAAATTAAGAAAAGATGTGTGCTGCACCTAAAGGAAACCAATTTTGGAAGTTAAGAAGTAAACATGGACGTGACAAGTTGTTTGCTACTCCTGATTTATTGTGGGAAGCGGCTTGTGAATATTTCGCTTATTGTGATAAGCACCCTTGGAAAGTGGTAAAAGATAAAACAAAGGGTAAAAATAAAGAAAAGGAGGAATCTCCTACTCAATGCCCCTATACTCTAACAGGATTATGCTCCTATTTAGATGTTAGTGAGGAATATTGGAGAGAATTTAAGAAAGCTGGACATGAAGATTTTTTTGGGGTCATTACACGTGTAGAAAACATAATCAAGTCTCAACAGCTAGAAGGTGCTATTGTCGGAGCGTTTAATGCTAATATTGTCTCTCGTATTAATGGATTGGCGGACAAGCAAGAAATAGATCATACTAATGCAGGCAAAGAGTTTAAGGGATTCAACTTTTTACCATATACTCCTGAAGTAGGCTAAGAAAAATGATTGATAGTAAAGTCAACATAAAGCAAAGGTTAGCATACAATTATCTTCGTGATAATGAAACGAAATTTTTGTTGTATGGTGGAGCCGGTGGAGGTGGTAAGTCTTGGCTGGGCTGTGAATGGTTAATGCAATGCGCTTATTACTTACCCGGTACACGTTGGTTTGCGGGAAGAAATAATTTAAAAGATAGCCGCCAATCAATTACTGTCACATTTGATAAAGTTGCAAAGTGGCATGGCTTCACATCATTTACCAATACGGATGATGGAATATCATTTTATAATGGTTCAGAAATAATCTTCCTTGATCTGACATATTATCCGGTTAAAGATCCAATGTACGAAAGATTAGGATCTAAAGAGTTTACTGGAGGTTGGATAGAAGAGGCTGGGCAAGTTCATTACCTCGCTTTTGAAGTCCTTAAAACTCGCATAGGGAGACATTTAAATGATGTTTATAATATACAGGGGAAAATATTAATAACATGTAATCCTAAAAAGAATTGGCTTTATAGGGATTTTTATAAACCATGGAAAGAAGGGAAATTACATTCTCCTTATGCTTTCATCCCCGCATTAGTTCAGGATAATCCATACGCAACAGATGATTATCTCGAATCTTTACGGAACACAAAAGATAAAGTAACGAAAGAACGCTTGCTTTATGGAAACTGGGAATATGACAGCGATCCGGCTGTATTATGCGAATACGATGCTATATGCGACTTGTTTGTAAACGACCATGTTAAAGCTGTCGGCATCTCTTCCGCTTCTGCTGACCTTGCAATGAAGGGACGTGACAGATTTGTGGCTGGGCATTGGATCGGAAATGTTTGTACTATCCGAATAGATAAAGATTTCAGTCCGGGAAAGATGATTGAGACCGATCTAAAAAATATGATGATAGATTGCAAGATTCCCCGTAGTATGACGATTGTAGACTCTGACGGATTAGGAGCCTACCTGGAAAGTTACTTGACAGGAATCAAAGAGTTTCACGGAGGTAGTAGACCTATAAACCCAGAATTTGATAATCTTAAATCAGAATGCGCTTTTAAGCTTGCAGAATTGATTAATTCTCGGAGTATAAGGGTTGTGTGTTCCGAACATCAAAAAGAGCAAATAATGGAAGAATTAGGCGTATTAAAACAGGATCATATAGATGCTGATACTAGAAAGAAAGGTATTATCAGCAAAGATAAAATGAAGGAGATATTAGGTCGTTCTCCTGATTATTTGGATATGTTGATAATGGCAATGTTCTTTCGAATTAAACCTATACCACAAAGACCAAAAGTAAAGTTAGGACAGATATGACAGTAAAAGAATTTTTGATAAAGAGTGATGTTTGCCGAGATCAGGAAGGGTTGAGAAAGCAGATTGAGGAACTTTCAAAGCCGGAATTTATCGGGAATAAACGCACTCCTTCCGATTTGAATGATATAACCATGGGACAGTTGATAATGCTTCAGTCTATGGGAGATTCTAAAGATGTTGCGTTGATTCCTTGTAAGACGCTTCTTTGTATGGAAGAAAAGGAAATATTATCTGCAAAAGCGGAAACTATACTAGGATTTTCCATGTGGGTGATAACGGAGGTAGACCGGATAAATAAACTGTTTTCTTCCACAAGCGTAAAACCGACAAAGGAAGAAAAACAGGCCGGAGTTGAGAAGCTGTCATTTGGAATGTTTGGAATGATAGACCATTACGCTTTAAGAATGGGAATTGCCAATCATGAAGATGTTGAAAAGGTTCCGTGGATTCGTATCTACAAATGTCTGGATATTGATTCTGAAAAAGCAAAGTTTCAGAGAAGATTACAGGAGGTGTATGCAAGAAATAACAAACTATCAAAGTGATACATTTTTTGAAAGAAAATGAAAATTGTTCACTGGACAGGTATAACAAAATGATATTATTATGACAACAGTAGAGCAAAAGATAAAAAGCATAGTTGATAAGATGGAGGGATTGACCTACGTCTTTGATAATTGGCAAACCGCCAATTTGAGGTTAGATAAGCTTCCTTTTCCAGCAGTGGTAAATGTGCTTCCTGTTTCCGGACGCTTTAACCTGAACAAAAATCAATTAAAAGATTATCCAAATTGCTTGATTGCTTTCATGGATAAGATAGATTTTGATTTCGACGGAACAGAAGCAGATCAGAAAGTAGAGCTTTGCAAAAGCTATGCTAAAGAGTTTATACTTCGTTTGAATGAAAGTGGATTATTTGAGTACATAGAAGGAGATATTTACTATTCTACTACCTATGACGGGTTGGATTCTAATGTGGCTATTGTTGCAATAGAACTGCAGTTGAAGGAAAGACAAGGCCTTTTGCTTTGTTACGGTAAGGCTATAGGTGAAATATTCAAAAAGATAAGGGATTCTCTTTATGGCAGGGAAGGATGAAGAATTAGGAATTATAAAATATGAGTTAACCGATCTCCGCCAAAGGATAATCGACAATCATATAAGAGCGAGGCAAAAAGCTAGCGGAAAAACTATTGCAAGCTTACGGGTTGAAATAACAGAAAACAGCGGTATTCTTTGGGGAAGGAAAGCTTTTGGGACCTTAGAAACCGGAAGAAGGCCGGGAAGAGTTCCTAAAGGATTCTATAAAATAATCCTTGACTGGATAGAGGCTAAAGGGATAAGGGTAGAGAAACCTAAAACTTTCGCTTATTTCATTGCGAGAAAGATTGCAAGAGAGGGCACGCAACTTTATAGAGACGGAGGTAGAGATGGTATTTACTCAAAAGAAATTGAACGCACAATTCAGTCTGTCATGGAGAAAGTTTTCGGCATATTCGAAAGAGATATTAAACATATAAATTTAAATAGCAATGAGAACAGAGGAGTTTAATGGACATACGATAACATATCCGGACGAAACTTGTTTTGCTTTTAATCCGCAAATTATAACGATAGATAATTTGACCGGTTCTGTTATATTTTATGTTGGAGACTATTCAGACATGAGGGAGCCTATATCAGGCAAAGTATCTATCGACATTTCAGAATATCTAAGATCGCTACTTAGATTTGATTACACAACTATACCTAACTCAAAAAGCATTCATATTCAAATTGATATTGATGGTCCGACATTTGAATTTTATATAAATGTGATTTGGGGAGCTATGAATATAGGAGAGGTATTTAACCCTTCAAGGACGGTTACTATGTTTAGAAACTTCCCTTCTACTATTTCCATTTACAGCAATGGGGAAATAAATGTAAGATATGATGCGGAAGAATATACCTCTGTTGAAGTTGAAAAAACGGGGTTATTACACAAAGATTTCTCCGAATTATTCAAGGAGGCAAAGGAATTCGGCATGATTAAGATACTTAATACCCCAGAGGCTCCCAGCACATTTCAATATACTTTCGATCGGACGTTTAAACCTCTTCCTGATGATGCTGTTCTTATCAAGGTTCTATTTAATGATTGCACTAAAGGAATATATCTACGTTGGTTGGATCGTCACGGATTCCTTCAGTATTGGCTTTTCCAAGAGGGGGACTTGACCGGACAATCTTCCAATGAAGGGGAGCAATTAAACGTTGATTATAGCAATATAAAATACGTTTACAATGGAATGAGCCGTTATCAAGGCAAAACATATCAAACGACACGAAAGGCTTGTGCTACGCTCGTAGAACGAGAAACATTCAATATGTTATCTTCTATTCATTCTTCTCCTATTGTTGATATGTATATTGATGGAAACTGGATACCGGTTAATATTGTGGCCGGCTCATTTACAGATAATGGAGCAGACCTTCAAGACTTTGAAATTCAAATAACTATGCCGGAAACTATTACACAGATGCTATGACAAGAGACGAATTATATATTAATGGTGATAAGGTCGATGTCGGAGATACTGATATTAGCCTGAATTATAAAAGCAATCTACTCACTGATATTAGTAAGATCGTGAGCAATAACAGTTATACGATAAAACTTCCTAAAACGGCAAAGAATCTGGCTTTGATTGAGTGCGCACATCTTCCCAGTTCAACTACTAAATTCCCATATCTTAAGCATGTAGGGAATGTTTTACGGAATGGAATAATAATTGTGAAAGATGCGAATGTTGTTTTGTTATCTGTGTCTGAATATATCGAAACCGCTTTGTCCTGGGGAAATGTAACTAATTTTGCGGAAATAGTAAGTAGTGATAAGAAATTAACAGATTTGGAATATGGCACAGAAGAGGGAACAGATTGGGTAGTATGGAACAATAAAGGAAGTAATTCCGCACAATTTCCCTTGATTAATTACGGATTTAATTCCGGTGATTCTAATGTGTGGTATCATCCGGCAATTACTGTCAAATGGATCTTAGAAAAAATTCAAGAAGAAAGCGGAGTAACGTTTAATTTCCCTTCTGATAAAAAGACTTTTATAGATAAAATGATTGTTCCTCTTCTAACGAGGAATGATTCACAAAAGATAAACGATGCTTTCCCATCTTCTTTGCAAATGGTTGGATATGTGATAGTAGAAAGCACTTTTTCTTATCTAAAGTTAAACTATATAGGAGATAGTACCCAACAGTATGCAAGTGTTGGTGGTCCTTATGGAGATAGATTGTATACCAAATATCCTATCACATTGAAAGTTAAAGGAACTATTGAAATGTTGGTTCAATACAATTCTGGGATGGACGTAAATAACCAGTATTTGAATTTGAGAGTGTCACAGTCTGATTCTTCTGGTAATATATCTAGCGTATCTACTATAGAAAGAAAAAACTATGCTGCATATATTGAGGCTCCTAACGTTAGATTACTTTTCAATTTTGACGATCTAGTATCTATTGAATCTGACGAATTTATGCACTTTACTATAAAAGCCATTGCTACAGGAGCAAGTAGTAGCGTATTGTCTTTAACGGTGTATGATCGTAATGAAATATCTTTTGGTGAGAAATTCCCCTTAGTTCCCAATCTTCCGGACATCAAGCAAATAGACTTCATTAAAGCCGTTTCCTCAATGGTCGGTTTGTTTGCCTTACCGGATGGCGAAAACGGGATCAAGTTTATTCCCTTTGATAATCTGTCTGCAAACAAATCTAAAGCTGTAGACTGGACGAATCGTGTGATAATGGCTTATGATAGCGTAACGCCAAGAAACTTACAGTACACCCTTGATAACATTGCTCAAAACAACTGGTTCCGGTATAAAGAAGATGATAATGTCATGGGAAACTATGACGGAAATATCCAGGTTGATGATGCCACGATTGAGTACGAACGTGATGCCATCACTTTGCCTTTCTCCGCCTGCAGTACAAAAGGAGGTGTTGCTTATATTCCTCTTTATTCTTATAACGAGGAAGGAGAGTTGGAGTATAACAAAACAAATCCCCGGATATTATTGCTTGATGGCACAAAAGGAATATTCAAGGGGCTAGAATGGACTACCTTAATTGCAAATAACTATCAGACGTACAAAGGACTAATCAATAATGCAAAGGTAGTGACCGAGTATATCCGTCTTAACAGTATCGAGTTACGGGACTTAGAGATGGATATACCGGTTTATTTGGCTCAATATGGTTGTTATCTGGCTATCATAGAGATAAAGACCAAAGAAAACGATATATGCGAGTGTAAACTTTTAAAAATGTAATACTATGGCAGAAGATGCAGTAGAAAAAGTATTAGAGATAAAAGTCCGATATGATGATGCGATCCGGAAGATTGCAGAATATCGGAAGCAACTTGATGTTTTAAAGCAGGTTGAGAAAACATTAAAGGAAGATGTAGAGAAAGGAAGGATTAGCCGTGATGCTTATAATATAAAGCTGACTGAAACTAAAATAGCGACACAAGAATACAATGACGCCATTAGAGTTTTAAATAAAGAGATACAAAATAATATAAAGGCGGAAAAGCAACAAGAAAACAGCCTTGTTGCTCTTCGTGCCTCATTATCAAACTTAACACGGCAATACGATGAAATGTCTGAAGCGGAACGTAATTCTGCTTCTGGGCAAGATTTAGAAATACATATTAACGCTATTACAGATAAGATAGCAGAAGCAGAAGAAAAGACACAACGTTTTTATCGAAGTGTTGGTAAATACCAAGAAGCATTTGAAAAAGCTCTCTCTCCTTTAAAAGATCAATTAGATGAATTGATACAGGCTTATATTGCTATGTCAGAGGAAGAAAGAAAGAGTGCTGCAGGTGAAGAAATGCGTAATCATATTGCTGAAATAAGGGAGGAACTGAAAGCAACTACAGAAGCTGGTGGTAAATTCCAAAATGAACTCCTGTCATTAGTTGGGGTGCAAAATGGTTTTTTAGGTAAAATTTCAGGGCTAGTTGGTGGAATAAATTCGGTATCCGCTGCTTTTAAGGCGGGAAGGGTGGCAGCCATTGCTTTTGGAAAACAAATGTTGGCTCTTTTGCTAAATCCGGTTATATTAACCATAACAGCTTTAGTAACAGCCTTATATACATTAAAAGCTGCATTCGAATCGGTAAATAATACAATAAAAGGAAGTGAGGAACTTAATTATAAGTACCAGAAAGCAATGTCTCTTAATTCGGCAATAGCTGATGGCTTTACAAGAATTAATGAAAAAATAGCAGAGACTTATATAAAAATAGCCAATTCTATAAATATGGCATTAGCTAAATTTTATGAATGGACAGGCTTGGTTCCTGGTGCTAAAAAAGTTGTTGAAGATTATATGAAAACAGAAGAAGATAGATATAATCTCTCTGTAAACATAAGGAAAGCTAATGAGCAAGCTGCGGATAATGACTTGAAAATATCAGAACTTAGAGACAAGATTGCTAAAAAAGATAAATATACACATAAAGAAAGGATTGCTTTTCTTGATGAAGCAATAAAGCTTGAAACATCTAATGCGGAAAAAAGAAAAGAACTAGCAGAAGAGAACCTTAGGATTCTTGAAACTGTAGGCCAAAGAACTTTGAACTCTGCGGAATATGAAGAGAAGTTATCCCAAGCAAGAATTGATGTAGCAAGAGCAACTATTGATTTAAATAATAAAACACGTGAACTAAACGCCCAAAGAGTTGAAGCGATAAACGCCCAAAAGACAGAGGCAAAAGAGGCTGTTAGAACAGCCAAAGAACGTAAAGATAAAGAGATTGAAGCTTATAGGGAAGCGCAGGATATTCTTCTTTCACTTATAAAAGATAATTCGGAAAGACAAAGGCAACAATTAAAAGTAAGCTACGAAAGAGAAATCGAGGATTTAAAGAGGAAATTGACCGATGAAAAAAATTTAACTTTAAAAGCTAAAGATAATATTCGAGAGGCTATAAAGTTAAAAGAACAGCAGCGACAAAGGGAGTTGCAAAAACTATCAAATGAACAATATCAAACAGAGATCGAAAAGCGACAAAGATTGATAGAAACACAACTTGATGCGATAAAATCAGGAAGTGAACAAGAATATCAATTGCAAATGCAGAAATTGGTAACTCAACGAGAGTTGGAACTTTCAGAACTGGAATTGACGGAACAGATGAAAGTTGCTATACGTGCAAAATATAATAAGCAATTAGATGATTTAGTGAATCAGCGTAATGCGTATTTGTTGAGTAAAGAACAGGAGGCTATTAGAATCCGTTTTGAAACAGAAATAGCAACTTTACGAAATAATGAAACAGAAATACTAAAAGTAAAAGTTGAGCAAAGGAAAACCGAATTAGATACTCTTCAGCAAATGGAGGGAGAAAAAATAGAAGCCTTTAATCTGCGTAAATTAGAAGCTGAAAATGCCTATCTTGATGCGAAACAAGAGTTAACCAATAAGGAGGTAGAAATTGAGCAAGCTAAATATGAGGCGGTTGCTCAAATTACGGGAGGGCTTATATCTCTGACTGAACAATTAGGAGAAAGTAATGAAGGGCTGGCTAAATTCTCTAAGGTATTGGCTTTGGGTGAAATAGCAGTAAATACAGGAAAGGCAATTGCTGCAGGTGTTGCGCAGGCGCAATCAGTGCCTTTCCCAGGTAATATTGCAGCTATTGCAACAACTGTAGCTACTATCCTTGCCAATATTGCAACTGCTATTAAAACCGTAAAGTCCGCCAAGTTTGCAACCGGTGGACTAGTTACTGGGCCGGGAACTGGAACGAGTGATAGCATACCGGCACAACTAAGTAACGGAGAATCGGTAATGACAGCAAGAACTACGGAGTTATTTGCTCCGATCCTTTCCTCATTTAACCAAATGGGGGGCGGTGTTCCGATAAATATCACCGCATCAAGTAATCAGACCATGGGAGAGGATATGTTGGCTAGAGCAGTTGCAAAAGGAGTCCAGATGATACCTAACCCTGTAGTATCTGTAACTGAAATAAACACAGTTGGAAAACGAGTTGAAGTACTTGAAAATTTAGGTAGCCTATGACAGCATACGAATTATTATCAATGAATGCATTAGCTTTAAAAGTGATGTGCGATAAATCCTTGAATGTTTCCGATATTAAATATTTGGATTTATATAAGGAGTACTCTCTGATGATTAAAGAAGGGCATAAAAAGACTTACATAATGCAATATCTTTCCGATCAATATAATATATCGGAAAGGATGGTTTACAACGTTATTGAGAAGCTTTCCTCTAACGTTGATTTATAGCTTAAGGGTGGGTGTTTGCTCACCCTCTTTTTTTACTGAAACGATTACTTCAGTGCAATTTTAGCCCTACATTCTTATAGCCGTATCTGGTTTAGTAACTTTGTTACAAACAATTACAGATATATGGCTAAATTATACATCAACAAAGATATTGCTGCTGATGCTGATAAGGTAAAATATTGGCTAACAGGTAACGATTCAATTTCTTTTCCTGATATACAGGGCTTTATAGACTGGATTCCCAACGACGATAATAGAATAGATATTGAGCTTCATTCTTGCGGTGGAGACTGTACAGAGGCTTATGCTATTTATGACGCCTTACGTGCTTCTGGAAAGGAAATATCATGTAAGGTTGTAGGAAATGCTGCATCTATGGCTACAGTAATTTTACTTGCTGCACCACTTGAACGAAGAAGCGCATATCAACATGCCGAGCTATTGATTCATTCTCCTTATTATCCGTCCGGTGCAAAAATTGGGGATATAACTTTGGCTAAATTGGAAGAATTGAAAAGCGATCTGGAAGCAGAAAAAGAAAAGATGCTTAATCTCTATGTAGATCGCACAGGACAATCAAGAGAAGTATTAGAGGCGCAGATGGCAACAGATAGCTGGTTTGATGCAGAGAAAGCTATTGAGCTGGGATTTGTGTCTTCTATTGTTCCGGCTGCTTCTGCATCTGCATCCAAACCAGAGCTTAATAGTAATCTTAATATTGAAAGTATGTCAAAAGAAGAAAAGAAAGTGACAGTTGCACAGGCATTTCACATGCTTGGTGTTGCTTTGGGGGTAGTAAAGGAAGCTCCTGAAGCTGTCGGAATGGTAATTACTACATCAACCGGTGATGAGTTGACTGTAGAACGTGAGGAAGGAGAAATTCAGGTTGGTGATCCGGCTTCTCCTGATGGTGAATTTGTATTAGAAGACGGACGCACGGTTATCGTGGTTGATGGAGTTATTACGGAGATTAAGGATCCTTCTTCCAACGAAGAAGATACACAAGCCTTGAAAGACCGTATTGCAGAACTAGAAGCAGAGAACGCTTCTCTAAAATCAAGTGCAAAGAGTGAAACCGATGCTCGTATCATTGCGGCTGTGGAAAAAGCAGGTGGAGAAGCTTGGTTAAAAAAGGCCACTGGTTCTTATGTGCCTGCAGGCCGGTCGTATACTCCACAGACAAAGAAAGATGAAGAAACAAAACCGGTGAGCTTGGTGGAACGAAAGTTAGAAGAAGCGAGAGATAAAAATAAAAAGAGATACTCAAAAAAGGTATAAGGTATGAATATTTTAGATTCAGTAAAAAACTTGACGAAGGATAACGGAGCGGTAAAAAGCTTGCGTGATCTATTAGTGTTGACGAACTTTGTTGATGAATCCTTGGAGCAGTTCTTTACGTTTGTTCAAAATGTACAGAACGGGCAAAAACTTGGATGGACCGGAGAAATGGAAGATGTAGGCTGGGCTGGTGCTCTCTGTAATCCTACTTATAAAGATGTTACTGTACAGGCAGCGGAAAAGACATGGGATATTGGACAATGGTCAGTTCCTTTGAAATGGTGTTATGAGGACTTCATGAACACTATTACTGAATATGCGCTAAAGACCGGTACAGATATTGGTGATTTGACAAGCACGGAGATTATGGATGTTATCATTTATCCGGCTCTTGACCTTGCAATTAAGCGCATGTTCTGGCGTTTTATTTGGTTTGGTGATAAAGAAGCTCAAAACGTGTCAACAGGACAAATCACAGATGGGGTAGATGTTGAACTGTTCAAACCGTGCAATGGTTTCTGGAAACAATTATTTGCCATCGGTGCAGCCAATACAGGTCAAAGAGTGAATATTGCAGCCAACAGCGAAGCTTCTACTGCAGCACAGTTGAGCGGAATTAAAACGGCCAATGTTGCAATCGGAATCTTTGATTCATTGCTTGAAAACGCTGATCCTCGTATTGCTGCAATGGAAGGTGCTGCTATTTATTGTACTAAGTCTTTAGGCGATGCCCTTACCAAAGATTTGAAACGTGAATACAAAGAGATTCTGACATGGGAACAAATCTTTAAAGGTTTGGATGTAACAGAGTACAATGGAGTTATGGTATATAGGGTTTCTATTTGGGATCGCTTTATTCAAAAATACCAGAACAATGGAACTAAGCTGAATCTTCCTCACCGTGCGATTTATGGTTCTCCAAAGCAGCTGTTTGTTGGTTCTCCCGCAAATCAAATTATTTCTGATTTGGAAATTTGGTTCAATCAGGATGAAAGAGTAACCAAGGCTTATTCAGCTGGTCGCCTTGGCTGTTTGATTGGAGAGGATAATTTGTTCCAACTTGCTTATTAAGAAAGGAGATTTTATGTCAGGAGTTTGTGACAATTTAATCAAAAAGGACATCGCACCGTCGTGCGATGATCCTATTGTTCCGGGAATAGAACAGGAAGGCGTTATTGCTAATCGATCTGATGTTGATTTTTCCGCAACCACTTTCAATTCAACTCGAAAGAATGTGATTGAAACGTTGGCGATGAAATCCGGCAAGAAAGCATATAAAGTTGTGGTTTATGGCGGTACTCCTTTTACAGGGACAAATGTAGCGTTGGCTACAGGGACATATCGTAATACATTTACTAACACCGTTAATATGGTCGTTTTGGCTAATGACCCTGATGTATGTGGTGATATTATTGACGGATTAGCAAATGGGGAGTTTGTCGTTGTTCTGGAAAATAAATCCAAGGGCTTGCAAAAGGAAACTAATCCGGGAGATTCTGCATTCCAAGTATATGGCTATTATCAAGGCCTAAAAGCTGCAGAAATAAGCAATGATAAGTATTCAGAAGACACAGATGGTGGTTGGTCTATCAGCCTTACGGAAACGAAAGTTCCTAAATCCGCTTTATTCTTGTATAAAACAAGTTATGAAACAACTAAAGCGGCTGTAGATGCTCTTACATCTGTTGTAGGAGGGTAAATCATGGAATTATTAAAAGTGGTTGGTAAGTTGGAAGAATTGAGAGAACGTGATGTTCTCTCTTCTTCCGACAAACTTGACATTGAATTAATGTATAGAGACGTTTTCGGAAGGAATTTCGTTAAAACATCTTGTAATGACTGTTACCATGATGCTGTGATTGAAATGTATATACATCTAAAAAAAACAGGTAAAATGAAGGAAAAATCAAATTACATATTGAAAAATGGTGTTGTCCTACAAAAAGAGTTTGGAAGTGGGGAAATGTATACCAATGAGAACATTACCGATGAATTTGCAGAAAACTATTTGTCGGATAATCCAAAAGGTATCATGTTTTTTGCAGGCTATCCTGCAGATTGGGAGAATAAAGTAAGAAAACGTGTACTGAAACGAGAATCTATTAGCGATGAACTTATAGCAATTATTGTTGAAGCATTTGATAGTGGAGTTTCAGAAGATTTATTGCTGGCCGAACTTACAAATTACGAGCTTGGTGGACGAAAAATCACCGAAAAACAATTGAACAATCATCTTTCAAAGGCGAAAGACATAATTGCAAAAAGAAAAGACGCTGAAAAGCTGGATAAACAGCAGGGAAAAAAAGAGGAGAATATTGAAAAGTTAGAGAAAACAGAAGAAAAATAATCCATTATGAGGGTAAAGGACCTTAAAAAGAAAAGCAGTAACCGAGTAGATGTATCTTACTTGCGTCAGTTTGGAATACAAGGGTTTGGAGATGACAACCTTTACCCTCAAACTCTCCGCAATATCATTGCTGCAAGCTCTACCGGAAGCGAATGTGCAGAACGATATGCCAATTTTATCGAAGGCAATGGATTTAAAGACATTCGTTTTTCTGAATATGTCGTAAATAGAAAAGGAGACACCGTAGATGATATCCATGCTCTTGTATGTCCTGACGTAGGAGATTTTGACGGAATGTCCTTACATATCAATTATAACATATTTGGAGAAATATGTGAATTGAATTATGTCCCTTTTGAAAATTGCAGGCTTTTGGAAGAAGACTCTAACGGGTATGTTGCAAAAATAGCAGTTCATCCGGATTGGAGCGGCAAAAAGACACGTGCTGGCAAACCACTTCAAGTAAAGAAAGAAAATATTGATTTCATAGATGTGTTCAATCCTCGAAAAGAGGTGGTTTTATCTCAAATAGAAGCTGCTGGTGGTATTGAGTATTATAAAGGGCAGATCCTATGGTTATCCGGAGGTGGAAAAAATGTTTACCCTCGTTCACGTGCTGATAGAGTTGTAACAGAAATGAGTACAGACGAAGGCTTAGCTAACGTGAAGTTTAGAAATGTTCGTTGTAATTTTCTATCAGCCGGTATTGTTATAACCAAAAAAGGACAAAGTATTGACGGAGAGGATTCATCTGGTTTAAATGATAATGACGGTTTTTCTGATATGTTAGGAAAGTTACAAGGAGACACTAACTCATTAAAGATGCTTGAAGTTGAAATTAGCTCTGATGAAGAAAAACCGGAGTTTGTTGATCTGTCATCGAAGAATTACGATAAAGAGTTTTCCGTTACGGATGCAAGTGTAGTAGAAAGAATATATTCAGCGTATGGTCAGGAGCCTTGGTATTGCATCCGTATCGGTAAAGTCGGTTTTTCAGGTGATATTTTGGAAGATGCTTTTGAATATTATAACTCCATTGTCTCAAAACAACAACGCATGATTGAACGGGCTTTTCAAAAGATTTTTGACGGTTGGTATGAAGTGGCTAATCCTTCAAATGATTACAGTGTTGAACCTCTTAAATATGTGAGAAATGCAGCAGTATCTAATAACAGCGGAGGAGGTATCTAAACTTTCCCGTGATATGTCTATTCATTTGGATGATTATAAAATAGAGACATATATTCGTGAATCTGAAAATATTGACATCAAGAGTGCATTAGGAGATGCATTATTTCTTGAAGTAAAGGAACATCCTGAAAAATATGATATTCTTCTTAATGGTGGGGAATATGATAGCGAGTGCGGCATCAGACGGTCCTTTGTTGGGATTAAAACAGCACTTGCTTATTATACTTATGCCCGTATTGTAAAAAATGGAGATGGCAATGTTACTCGTTTTGGATTTGTAAATAAAGAATCTGGATATTCATCCCGTCCGGACATAAAAGAGAAAGTTATGGCTTACAATGATACATTCAGTATTGCGGACAGGTATTTAAAAGAGTGTGTACAGTATTTGAATGATTGCAAAAATGACTTCCCTCTATATAATGGTGGAGGGAAATTGAAGGCAAATAGAACAGTGTTTCGCATAATTGGAGAATGATATGGAAGCAGAAGGATTATTAGATAGAGCAAAGCAAATCAGAGACGAAAAAGAGGACGGAGCGAATACTGCGTTACGTGTTGGCGGTCTGATGGTTGATATGGTTAAATCTTTCGGGAATCAATCTTTTGAGATTTTGGGGCATTATAACACTTTAGAAGAATTAAAATTGGCTTTTCCTGATGGTCCTACACAAAAGGGTTTGTACGCTGTAGGAGAAAAGCCATATAGTTATTATGCTTATTACGACGGAGATTGGCAGGATCAGGGAAAATTGATGGAAGAATTATCTGTATATAAGTCTTCTTTATCTTTTGGAGAAATAGAAGACGGATCTATTGTCACTAACGATCAGTTAATAGAAATAGCCGCAATTACTAATGCTTGGAAAGCAGGAAAGATCGTATACGTTATAGATGAAAAAGGTGCTTTTTATAATTTAGGAGCATTAAATATTCAAATAGCAGATGATAATACTGAATGCTCTTTTTTAGCGTTTGGTCAAAACCGTTATTTGTGTATTTTCAGATGTGAACCTTCTATTCCGTCTTCAACATGGAATGTATTTCCTGTTGGTAATGATCTGTTTGCTTTAATCGAACATACGCATGTTGCTGGAGACATAACAGAAGAAGCAGATAAAAAGTTTATGACAAGTGAAGAAAAGTCTAAATTAAAAGATATTGATCTGTCTCAATATGCTAAAGCAGACCTCTCCAACGCTATGACGGTTTCTTTGGGAGCAAACGGTTATGCCAAGTTCAATAATGGGCTTTTGATACAGTGGGGGACAAGAGTCGGAGCAACCGGGGGGGCAATTAATCTGTATTTTCCTACCAGTTTCTATAATACTGATTATAACATTTATTTCACTGGAGCAGTAAATAATACAGGTGAATCTTTTATATATGCTCCGGGGTATGACCTTAATGGTAAATATACATCATATTGTAGAGTTTTCACCCGTGGAATAAATTCAACTCCGGCTATTGTTTGGACTAGCTGGAATTTTACATGGTTTGCAATTGGTAGATGGAAATAGGAGAAAATGTTATGGGAAAAATGTATTGGAAAAAAGGTTTTTACGACGAACCACAAGAAGGAGCAGTAGAAATATCGGTGGAGTACTGGCAGGAATTGCTTGACGGTCAATCATCCGGAAAAGAAATCAAGGAGAACGAAAGCGGTTACCCGGTATTGGTTGAGCATGAGTATACCATTGATGAATTGAAAGAGATGAAGATTGCAGAGATCAACGCTTACGACAAGTCGGATGCTGTAAACTCCTTGACGCTGGACGGAAAACAAATATGGCTGGATAAAGACACCCGTGTAGGATTAGTCAACTCAATAAACATAGAAAAAGAAGCGGGCCGGGTATATACTACTTTGTGGTACAATGCGGAGAAGTATGTAATTCCCGTAAATGACGCTTTAAATATGCTTGACCAATTAGAATTATACGCTCTTGATTGCTACAATACTACACAGGCTCATATTGCAGCCGTGAAAAATTTGCTTAGCAAAGAAGAGGTTAATTACTATAATTATAAAACCGGTTATCCGGAGAAACTCAATTTTGTATTATAAACTATAAACAGATAAAGCTATGATTCTACTAGTATTAATGTCGTTCATCCTCATTGCCGGCTACGTCTTTGCAATGATTAAAAAGATGGAGGAAATTCCTTACTCTATCAGTGACACCTACTATGCCCTGACGCATAAGTTTTGGTTCGGTTTGTGCATGATCGGCTCCGGTGCATTGCTTCTTCCGGCAGCATTTGAAGCAAGTACGGAAAACAGCCAGTTTCTTGTATTCCTTTCGGTTGTCGGGATGATTGTATTGGGTGTATCTCCCAATTTCAAAGGAAGCCAGAAAACCGCCCATTGTATCGGTGCCGCCATGTCTTTAATCTTCTCCCAGATATGGGTAGGTTGCAATTCTTGGTATTGGTTATTGTTATGGGCTGGATTTATTGCGTACATGATTATCTCAATGAAGAAGCATTGGACAGGCAATTTCATCTCTGACTTTATAAAGAGAAAGCCGATGTTCTGGATAGAGGTAATTTCGTTGTTGACCGTTTATCTAACCTGTTTGGTGTAATATGGAACAAATCAGTCAGATAATAACAATGGTAGGCGGTATAGTGGCAACTATCCTGCTTCCCCTCATTGGAGCCTTCCAGTTCTACGATTCGAAGAAGAGAAAAGAAGCCGCTGCCGCAAAGAAGGCGGAGGCGGAGAATATCACCCAGTATGCGGCAGAATGGAAAGAATTATACGAAAAGAAAGAGGCTAAAGTTCACGAGCTGGACACCAAGATAGATCAGCTTTATCTTGAAAAAAATGAAGACCGTGAACGCATACGTGATTTACAGTCCAAGAATGTAAAACTCGAACTTGAGAATCAGGCGTTGAATTTCAAGAAATGCGAGGTACGGGGATGTAAAGACCGTCAGCCACCAAGTGATTATTAATAAAAAGAATATGAATTTAATATGCAGATTATTCGGACATTCATATAGATGGTGTGGAGGTATTGTTTATTGTTCAAAATGCTTCCATGTTCCGGAATCGCATAAAAGGTACGTACAAATTAAACCACCTAAAAAGAAAGTATGAATATGATAAATAAAATCAGCGCCTTAGCCAGCAAGCTTCTATCCAAGATCGGAATAGACGGAATGGCCCACATTATAGTATGCCAGAACCTGGTAATGTGGCTATCAAAATATACGCCACTGTGGTTAGCAATCATTATAACCATCGTCATCGGAATCCTGAAGGAAGTGTACGACAAATACTGCAAGAAAACAGAGTTTTCAATTAAAGACATCATCTGTGATTGCGTAGGTCTGGCGTTGGGAGTATTAACATTGATATTATAGGAGGAAAGATATATGAGTTTACCAAGAGGTTTGAGAAACAATAATCCGGGCAACATCCGGATCACAAAGGATAAATGGCAGGGATTGAGAGAAAAGCAGGAAGACAAATCGTTCTTCCAGTTTACGGAAATGAAATGGGGTTACCGTGCCCTTATCCGAACCTTGCAAAACTACCGTAAAAGACACGGCTGTCAGACGGTGGCAGATTTTATCCACCGGTGGGCACCGGAGAACGAAAACAATACAGCCGGATATATCAGCCGTGTATGTAGCGAAATGCAAGTCCCGAACACATACGTTCCGGACATCAACGACAAAGCAACCATGTGTGCTTTTGCTGCTGCCATCTCACGTGTCGAGAATGAAGTTCCGGCTGTTATGGCTGACATCGAAGCCGGATGGGATTTATTATAAACTTTAATCAATAGGAGGAACAATCATGGCAGATTTACAATTTACCCAAATAACGAGTCAGGATCTTTATGCATCAGAAATTGTTGTCAACAGTAATTTCAACATTCATTTAGACCGTGTTTCTGGATCAGAAATCAGAATATATCAGAAAACTGGTAGTGAAACCGAATCAATGGATGAGAGGACAGCCGAAAGCCGAGGTTTTGACCCTGTATTTCTTCCGGGATATATCCAAAGTGATTCTGGGAAAATATTCGATTACGATTTTGACGCCTTGGTTTATCCGAAGGTAATTCGTATCGAAAGTTATACAGAAGTAACAAGTGGGGTTTTAACGGAGGCTGAATGATGCTTAATAGAGTCTCATTAAACACAATAGGGCTTAACCGGATCGGATTGAACCGAATCGGTAAACCTTCTCGTGCTTCGTCCGACCGTCCTTACATCGACCCGGAAGTCTTAGCATCCTTGAAAGCTGTGTGCATCTGTTATGGTAAGAGCAACGACGATCCGGACAGGGCTATTATCAAGAACTTGGTAGACCCTGACAATCCGTTTGTGATTAGTAATGCGGCTTACACCGAAGGAAGTGGCTACGCAGATAAAGATAGTCCTTACTATGGCGCATTCGTCACCGACGGAATCAACGACCTGATTACTTCCACCAAGACCGTACAGGAGATGGGGATTACTGATGAGGTTACTGTTGTTAGTATGATTCATCAGATAGATTTAAATTCTACATATACCATAGCAACTACTAATTATATAGAAAATAGTAATTCCAGAGAACACGTTAGAAGCGATGTTTATAATTACGGTAAAACTGGGATATACGGTTATAGTGCGTCATTAATTAATAATACTAAATCTGATATAAAAAACATATTAGGAGATGAAGCAGATTATTATGTTAAGTCAACTAATAGTTTACAAACAATATTTGATGCTAAATTCAGTGTTGTAGGAAGAATTAGTGAATTAACCGAAGCAAGTCAAGTCGCTTGGTACTGGACAATCATCGCCAACAAGGTGCTGACTACCGACCAAATCAACCAAGTAATCGCTTACTTCAACTTGGATAGAACTCTTAAACCTGATATACTGTGTAATACTATCAAGCAGGGAATCACCAACGAGAACCACGCAGAGTTTGGCGATAAGCTGATTGACTTTTCCGGTAACGGTAGGTATATTCAGTTGAACAATCTAGCTTGGGACGGGGATAGTGGTATAGGTAAGTATAATTATCCTAACTGGAAGGTTAATGTTACACAAGGGAATAAATACGCTCGTATTGTTTATTATGATTCTATCAATGGTACTTATTCGGCTAACTTTAAAGGAATAACAGATCTTTATAAGAGTTATGGCTTGTCAATAGAGATTAGAGTAAATAGAGCAAACACTGTTGATTTTCATTCAATAAAGGAAGATGGTATATACACTATGACTCCACCCGATGATACTACAAGTATAGATATACGTTTTGGTGGAGAGAACGTTTATAATGCTTCTTGTGATATAACCATCACCCAAATCCCTTCCCACGCAGGTGCTCTCTGGCTTGACGGAGTAAATGACTTCGGTAAGGTGACAGGGATGCCGATTTACAAGGATTATACGGTAGTAACCGATAGAGAAATATTTGCTAATATTGGAGCTATATTGTCAAAGAATAATCCGGGGGCATTTGTGGAAACTGCCGGAAATAGTGTTTATAGTTTTGGTCAAGCTACTTCTGGTCTAAATTTTATTTCTACTAGAAGTATATCTTATTTATCTAAATACTCTTATTGCGGGCAATCTATAACAGCAGGTGCAGCAGAAGATGGAACTGATATGTGGTTAGGCACGATACGAGATAATGATAGCCGTTTCTTCAACGGAGCTATCTACTCTCTCATGTCCTTCCCATATAGTATGTCCGAGTTCTTGATAGAGCGCCAGTTGAAGAAGCATAAGCTGGGTACGCTGTATCCGGATATGGTGGAGTTTAGACCGATAGTGAAGAGTAATCTACCTTATTCTTCCATAACCTATTCTGTTAATCCCGGAGAATATATCTCTGTAGATAGCATGGTTACCATCACTGTAACGTTGCCAAATACCTCTGATAAGCTAATGGAGGTATCGTGCAATGCTATCAGTGATATATCCATATCCGGTGACAATGGCGTTTACGAGATTACGGGAAAGATAGTCAAATCCCCTCAAAAGATAAACCTTGTTATCTCCAGTTACTTGACAATGTTAAGCAACTCAACTTTAATTTCAAATGAAACATTAATTAAAAACGAATGATATGGAAAAGATATTTGACATAGCAAAAGACTCCGAGCAAAAATGGGGAGTCATTGCGAAAACTATTGACCGAAATAACGAAAATTTATATTATTATAGCAATCCTACATCAGGTGTGATTGAGAAAAATGATAATGATAAAATATTTCTATTAGCTGTAACTTCTTTGTGGTTGGAAGTTCTGGATGAAAGTATTTCTCTGCCAGACAAACTATATTGTACTTATCTAGGTAACTCTTCCGGAAATTATAAAACAGTAGTACGCTTTGATGATGCTTCCGGTAAGACGTATTTTTCTAAAACTTATAGTGATGGTCCCAAATCAGGAATGGAAGAACTACAAATATACGCTGCTTCAGCAAGTGGCGTTTCGGGTAAATTCCTCCTTCATGTCATAGTTAATTGGGACTCTATAACAGATCAATATTTGCGACCTAATACGGAAATAAACACCTCTTCTTTGAATAGATCAGAAGTAACATCAAAGTTGTCAAAAAAAGATAAAATATCTTCTTTAGAAACCCGGATTTCAACGATAGAAAATAGAGATGATAATCTTTACGGTAAGACGATATTGTGTTTTGGGGATAGTATTACGGAGATGGCGGATGCATATAAATTAAGGTATAGTGATTATATGCAGGATATATATCAATGTAAAGTGTACAATGTAGGAATTGGTGGCACACAGATTCGGCAAAGGACTAATCCTGTAGAAATTCCTACCAGTTCAAATCAGGCTTATGCTGCATTAGATATCATAAATCTGGTTAAGGCTGCTTGTTCGGGAGATTTTACAATTCAGGAAAATGCAGCAGAATATTTAAAAAACAATACGTCAGACGATAATACTGCAATAGTTCAAATATTGAAGTCCGTAGATTGGGATTCTGTTGATGCAGTCACAGTTTTTGCAGGAACAAATGACTGGCCTTCATATTCTGCGACTTTAGGTGAGAGTGGAAGTACGGATATTGGTAAGACTTTAGGAGCTGTCAATGAAATTATAAGATTGTTATCATCGACATACCCTCATGTGAAAATCTATTGGTTCACCCCTATTGTTCGATATTCGTCTTACTCTATTTCCGAATGGGATGATAGGTATTGGAGTGATAGGATGGGTAGCACTGAACAACCATATCTTCCACAATCAGGAAGCAATGAGCCTAACACCTCTGACTCATTGAAAAATGGGACACTTAAAGATTTTAGTGAAGCTATTGAAAATGAAGTAAGACTTAACCATATCCCATGCTGTGATATGTATAATACGTTGGGGTGGAATAAGTATAATTTCAGCCAATACTTTAATGATAGTGATGGTACACACCCTAAAAAAGGATTCAAGGAAATAGCTAAAAAAATAGCTTCCTTCCTAATCGCAAATAAAACGTTTTAATAGCAATTATGAAATACATTACATTCCCCACAGCGAATTTGAACGAAATTATTAACAAAATAACATTTATAAAATAACTTATGTCAACGTTACAGTACATCGTTTTTCCATATTCCGATTTGGAGGAAGTTCCACAAGAGGAGCTGGATAAAAGAAATTTAGTGCCTCGTATAAGCTTGAATGGTAAAAAGGCTTTGATGAAAGCCGAACATTATGCTGAAATATTTGCAAGTAAAATGATTATGACTCTTTCAGAGGATGGAGAGACACCGATTGTGTCTTATCCTTATCCTGTCTACGAAGGCGAAGAATTGAATACTTTGCTGGCAAGTTCGGAGTGGTCTTCAAGTGATAGTATCCTATGAAGTCCCTCCCTTGGATGCTAGTCTGCCTGTTGCTTGGCGTGATCGTGTGGATGCAGTGTAATCCGCACGAACCGTCAACGGTGTACAACATTAAAGGAGATACTGTACGTATCCGGGACACAGTAAGAGACACAATACCCAAACCGGTAAGGGAAACTCTAAAACGTACCGATACGGTATATCTACCGATCCTGATAGATACTACCACTGATAGAACCGTAGAAGGCGATTCAATTCCGGTACTTATACCGATTACAAGCAAGGAATATAAGACCGATGATTACCGGGCGGTAGTCAGTGGGTATAATCCCAGTCTTGATTCTATGGAAATATACAGAGACAATAAAATTATTACTTTTCCACCTTTACAGAAGAAGAAACGATGGGGATTAGGTTTACAGGCAGGGTATAGTTATCCGGGTGGTTGGTACGTAGGAGCTGGAGTTAGTTGTAACTTATTTATGTGGTAATACCGGCACTATCTTCACAGACCGTTTCCGGTATGAAAAGTTTAAGTTTCACTTATATAACAATTTCCTACGGAAAAAGGTTTTAAAGGAAAGGAGGATAAAATGATACATTAATTAATACTAAGCACTAAGTTTATCCGGTAAAGTAGAAGGCCGGTAATCGTTAATGATTATTGCAAGGGTTATATCTTTGTGTTTGTCCCTGGCTATGTAGTCGGGGATTTTTATATATATTTATAAAGAATATAAGTATAAATAGAGTAAGAAAAAGAACTTTTTTTATCTTTTTTCTGTTATAAATTGGAATATTGGTATTATATTTGCAACCAAAATTCGGTTTTATATGAAATTTAAGTTTAAAATAACGGATGATACCACTATTGAGGATGCGGAAAAAGAACTAGAAAATCTTTATAGTGCACCTGTGGTGGATCTGCCTTTTAATCATGTGGTTAAGATTGCGGAATTTCTTGGAGCAAAATTACAAGATAGCCCACGTGGTTCTATGGAAAGATTTTATCACCCTTTAGCTCCAACACCTGGCAAATATTTTGGAGTACACGTTGTTCATAAAGGTGGCAATGAAGTCCTAATAAAGAGGACTAATTTTAAACAGTATCTTTATCCGGTGTTAATTGAAATAATAAGGATAAAGAAAAAGCAATAACTCACTAACCCAATACAATTATGTCACGAAAAGATTTACAGTACTACAAATCATTGGAGTACAATGTTATTATTAAAAAAGAAGAACTTGATGGCGAAAAGTGGTATGTTGCATACTGCAATGAGCTTGGTTTAAATGCATGTCATGGGATAGGAGAAGATAAAGTATCTGCTTTAAATAGTTTTATTGAAGAAAAAGATGCTTTTATAGAAATGTTGTATGAAAAAGGAGAGCCTATCCCTGAAGTTGTAAATGAGGAGCAAAATTCAAGTGGTACATTTTCAGTTAGAACATCCTCATGGGTTCATTCTTCGTTGATACAACAAGCTAAAATGAATGGTGTTTCCCTCAATTCTTATGTTAATCAATTATTAGCATACGGAATTGGGCAACATGATGTTTCATTGAAATGTGAAAGAAAAATAGATGAGATTGATGAAAAGATTACTGCCCAAAATGATATGATTTTAAGGAACCTTAATTCAATTAATTACAAAACAAATACCTTGTTTTGTAATGCTACTCAATCTCGTTTTTATGAACATACCGAATTTAAATCAGTTATATAAATATGAAAAATAAAATTACCCCAGAAGAATATTCTTCAATATTAACTTCCATAAAATTAGATAATATATTTCTATCGGATGGGAATGTTAAGGTGTTTGAGTGTGTATCAGAAGGAGGTTCTATCAATTTAAATTTTAAAGATAAATACTCGTTTTCTGAATCTGAAAGTAATGCTTGTTTTATAGCTTCCTTTAAGTTTGATGGTATAATTGGCGAGCAAGAAAATGCGGAGAAACTATTTACTATATCTGGAGAGTTTAAAGTCAGATATAGTAAATTAAAAGAGGTCACAATAACAAAAGATTTCTTTGATGTTTTTAAAGAGATAAGTTTATCAGTATTTATCTGGCCTTATTTTAGAGAGTATATTCAAAATATGATTGTCCGCACAGGACTCCCTTCTTTTACTCTCCCCGCCAAAATATATGGCGTACATGATCCTCAATAAAAGGAATCTCTTGTACTTTGAGGATTATATGTTTGGTGAATAGCTCCTTCCATTTATAACTGCCTCTTTAAAATGGAATCCTCCCGGTGTATTAGATATGCCGGGATTTTTTATACCTTTGCCGAAAACTAACATTATGGCAGAAGAAAAGAAATACGACTACGACTCAATAAACGAGTTGCTAACTTGGGCTAAAGGAACGCTCAACAATAAGAGATACCCGACCGGGGAATTCCAGCTAGATAAATGTGCAAAGATTCTCGATTGCGGAAAATACCTTGATTCGATGATAGCGGTGATTTCGAGGAACTGGGAGAATCCTACGTTTTACCCGACTATTGACCAGTTGAGAACATTTAGAGAAAAGATAGAGAAAGGAAAATAATATGACTTACTTATGTGTTGACAAAGATGGGACTGAACGTATTATTGAATGTGAAGTCTATTGTGAAAGAGGAGGAGATGAAGAACCCTACAGAGATGAAGGATGTTGGGACTATGATCCGCATAATGATGTATGCATCGAACTCCCCAAAGGTACAATAAAGAAAATCCTTGGACGAGAACTAACATGGGAGGATGAACCTGTTGAATTGAGATAGAAAAGGCAGCCGGATAAGCTGCCTTTTTTGATATTAAATGATATTTAGTTGTTCATCTACTTTATATTCCGCACATTCAAAAGCCGCACACATTAAAACAAAACGATCTTTAATGCTTAAACTGGTATATCTATTGACAGCATTGCTGTTTTTTGAATGTAGTCCTGCAGCATATTTATCAATTTGAACTTTATTCATCATATCTACATGGGTTTTTCGGGCAAGTTTACTGCTTGCTATTTTATATAATGGTCTATATTCATTCTTTCCGGTAGATTCATTAAAAATAGGGGCTAAACGTTCTATACCGCAATGTTCTAATAATATTTTTATTTTGTCATTATATCCACGTTCTCCAGATACGTAACGAAGGATCGGGAAATTAAAATTGTATTTTTGTATAATTTCTAAAGCAAAACGCATTAATGGAGTTTTTATTTCTATTCTAGTATCATTCTCTTTTATTGTTTTTCTTGGAAGATAATGTATATATGGTATATTCTCTTCAATGCTAATATTTTCGAATGATAATTCTTGAAAGTCTCCAACTCTGCACCCTAAGCTACATTGTAGGATAAAAGCATCTTTTGTCTCCTGTAAAGAAGAAGGGACATTGGTGTTTTGTATTTTTATAAATTCGTTTTTTGTCAAAAATATAGGTTCATCATATTGCTCTTTCATCATTATCGTTTTGCGTTGCTTTCCTAATTTTCGAAATGGTGAAACGGCTATTTCGTCATTGCTTTCTAGTTCATTGAAGAACGCTTGAAGTTTTTTTAGTTTAGTTGCGACTGTATTTTGACCTCTTGGTGATGTTGGGATGTTGCGATTATCCATATTTACATATAAACCTCTATATTTTTCTACCAATATGTATTCATTAAATAGAAAATCACGGAATAAAATAAGTTTCTCATTATTAAAATCAGTCGGAATGATATTACTTATTTTATTGATAATAAGGAAACGATTAATTTCTCGTAGTAAAACATCATAATGCTTTTTTCTGCCTTCTCCAAATATCCCGTCTTTGTATGATTGTTCTATGTATAGGGAAAATCTGTTGTAAAGGCTTGAATTTGCTTCTTTAACATCATATTTATCCGGATTGAGATATTCATCTATATGTTTATTTAACTGTTCGCTAGTTTCTATTTTGTATTCTGTATATAAGCGCAAAATTAAATTTTTGCGTTCAGTTATGTCTCTATATAATTCTTCTCTAGTTTTGCAATGAATTGGTATAATGGCTTTGGCTTTATATTGTTCCTTCTTTTCGTCCCAGATAGAAGGTTGCACTAAAAATTCAGAAGTATGAAACATCTGGATTTTTCTTCCGTCGGATAAACGAAATCGTATATTAACAAAGTTATCCTTTTTGTCTGAACGAATAAATGCTTTTACTGTTGCCATATAGTTATCATTTTACGGTTGTGCAAATATACTATTTTTGCACAACGAAATCTCAAGATTGCAAAACTATATTCTATTTTATCCAATACTAATATTTTGTTGATTATTGATAATCAAATGTATACCATTTTGCAAAATCAGTACTTATTGAATCTCTTAGACCGCACCGGGGTCACAGAAAAATCCCTTGATAATCAGTTGATTATTGAGGGATTTCTGTTTTCTTATACCTTGGATAACTAAAACTAAATGCAGGATTTAGCCCTTGTAATTGATTTTTGTTGGTCTATTGTTGTTCCCAAGAAACCAATGTTATATGTTGACTATCAAAGTGAAATCTTTCTTTTATCTCGTAAGAGGTTCTATTATTAGTCTTTCTTTGTATAAGAATTACAAACTAATCGTCTATTTGGGTCATCTGGAAAATCCGGATTAGTTATTTGATTATAAAATTCCCAGTCTCTTTCAAGTCTTTGGGCTACATCTATGTTGGCTGTATAGCAGATGTATTTTTTATTTGCTACATCCAGAATGCCATAGGTAAGAATATCCTTTTCCTTTCCCTCCTTATTTATATATGTACTCTTGACCAATAATATCTTATATTTTCCGTCTTCCCGAGTACAGTATTCTTTATTGTTCTCAAGAGTATATGTGCCGGAGACATCTGTAAAATCATTGGAGGCCATTTCTACGATAATCTGTTTGGGCTCTCCTGTTTCCGGAGTGTCTGTCGAGTCATTGTTGCATGCGGATAGCAAGATGGCGGATAAGAATAATAGTTTAAGTAATTTCATCTTTATATTTTATTTGTTTTTGATCCTTTTTTTAGTCTAGTATATTATTTATAGTGCAAATGTACAGTTTTTGTGTGATATAAAAGCGGTAATGAGTAAAATAAATGTGTTTCATATTCTTGATATTTACATTCATAATCCTTAGATAGTCAGTCATGTATTTTGCTTTGCATTTTCTCAAACCTAGTTAGTTATTATTGTATGTAGTTGCATAATTTAGCCTAAATAGAATGAAAAAGTTGATTTAAATAAAAGGATTCTCGTGAGAAATGCTAACTTTGTAGATATGAAAAAGTAAGGAATGATATTCTGTAGTAGTATGTTCATAGCTTTCCAGATGTAGACATTTGACGATAAATTATATTAATCCCAATAAATATAAATAAGAATGGAAGAAGCTAGAAAAAAGAAATGGGGTAGTGTTGCGCTGATTATCGGAGCTATTGCTTTTATCATTATTATGATTTACTTTACAGTTATTTCAAGTCTCAACATGTAA